AAAAAGGAACAAGTAACATGAACCAAGTAGCAACAAAAAAAGAAGGAGCATTGGCAACAAATTTATTTGAAGCTGATGCAAACATGGGTGCTCAAAATATATCGCAGGAAGATCTTGCGTTACCTTTCTTAAAAATTTTGGGCCAACTATCTCCAGAGGTAAACAAAAGAGATGGTAAGTATGTTGAGGGCGCAGAGCCAGGTAAAATCATAAACACTGTGACCAATGACTTGTATGACACGATTGATGTTGTGCCATGTCATTACAAAAGACAATACATTGAATGGCAAGATAGAGGCACTAGTAGTGGTGCACCTGTTGCGATTCACGAGGCAGATAGTGATATCATAAGCCAAACGACTAGAGGTAAAGACTACAAAGATAGATTACCAAATGGAAACTATCTTGATAATACCGCTAATCACTTTGTATTAGTCCTTGGTAAAAATCCACAGACAGCTTTGATTTCTATGAAATCTACTCAATTAAAAGTTAGTAGAAAATGGAACTCAATGATGATGGGGATTAAAATGCAGGGTAAGAATGGTTTGTTTACTCCGCCAACTTACAGCCACATTTATAAACTATCAACCGTTCAGATGTCTAACGACAAAGGAACATGGTTTGGTTGGGATGTAGCTAAAGTCGGTCCAGTGGAAGATAAATCAGCCTACGAGATGGCAAAAGCTTTTGCAATTAGTGTAGGTAAAGGTGAGGTAGAGGCCAAACCAGAAAATCAAGAAGTAAAGAAAACTTCAATAGATTTATAATATCCTAGGTGGTGGGCGTCTAAGCGAGAGTGGAAACGCCCACTTATTTTATGTTAGAAAGATTTATAAATATATTTGAAGGTCTAGAGTCTGCTTACGGTCAATTTAAAAAAGAAAACAATAGATTGTCTATAAAGGTGGAAGGCAAGCCGTGGGTGGAAAAGAAACCTATCACAAAAGAACTTTGGCAGAATCATTTAGATGGTATTGGACCAAACTTAGGTGTGTTTCCATTAAGAAGAGATGGGACTTGTAAGTGGGGTGCAATAGATATTGATGAAAATAATTTTAATTACAAAGATTTACTAGAGAGAATAAGAAAGCACAAACTACCTTTGATAATGTTTAGATCAAAAAGTGGTAGGGCTCATGTATACATGTTCATGAAAGATTTTACCTCTGCTAAAGAAGTAAAATTAGTAATGAATAAATTTGCAGCTAAACTAGGTTTAGCCAATATTCTAGATAGAGTTTATCCAATGCAAGAGTCTTTAGGTGAAAATGATTTTGGTAGTTGGTTAAACATGCCATACTATAATCAAGAAGAGGGTTCTACGTATGCTTATAAAGATGATTTTGATAGCGCAACAATAGAAGAATTTTTTGAAATGTATGATAGTTATGCTCAAGAAGATTTAACAGTACATTTGGTTGAAGAGGTAAAACAAAATATAAAAAAACCAAAAGAAAAAAAATTAGAAGATTTCTTTTTACCGTGTGTAAAAAATTGTCTAGCAGAAAACAACAACAAGATTCCTAGCAACATAAACAGGAATGATTTTTTATTACATAAGTTTACCTGGTCTAATCGCGCCATGGAAAAAGGTGTTAAGAAAATACCAGAGTTCTCCAACCTTAATTCTAAAAGTTTATTAAAACATTTTAACAAAAAATTTTTAGAAGAACCTTTAGATGAAAAAGAAATAGAGCAAACAATATTTAAATCAGAAGATAGAGAGTATAATTATCTTTGTAAAAAACCAACCATAAAAAAATACTGTGATGCCTCTGCTTGCACTAGGCATACTTGTGGAATAACTCCGCTAGAAGCAGATCAATTAATAAAAGCAACACAAGCTTTAGGAAACATAACTCAATATTTAAGTAAGCCCCCAATATTTTTTGAAAGTGTTGATGTCAAAAATGATAACGGAGATGGTTACAAAAGAATAAAAATAGAAATGCAGGGAGAAGATATAATAGATAAACAAAAGTGGATAAGGAAACTAGCTAACCAAGGATATTTTCCACATCCATCTGTGCTAGACATGAAACAAAAAGAATTCCAAGGGATGCAATATCAAAGATTAGAGGCAATGTTATATGAAGCTGCAGATGAGGAAGCATCAGAAGATTTTGAATTTAAATCTCTAATATATAATTTTATAAAAAAGACCACGGTCAGTTACGACAAATCAGCTTTGTTTAATCAGGGCTGTTATGTAAATAAAGAAACAAAAGAATTAGACTTTAGATTACCTAATCTAATGAATTATTTAAAAGCAAGAAACATAAAAATAAATGTTAACCAATTAACTTTTAAACTAAAAGAAGTTTTGAAAGCAAGAAAAGTAAATGGAACTGTTTATGATGAAGTTCTTAAACAAAACAAATCATGTCCAACTTGGAGATTTGAGGCAGACACAAACGAATATGTTGTTCAAATAACAGGAACAGAAAGGAAAGTAATAGAGCATGACGAAAAAGATTAGAATAGCAGGGCCTCCAGGCACTGGTAAAACTACAAAACTAGTAGAAATATATTACGATCATTTAATAGATAAATATTCTCCCGCCGATATAATAGTTATTTCGCATACTAATACAGCTGCGAATCACATAAGAGATAAAATATATTCTGATGAAAGCATACAAGATTATCAGAATAAAACAGGTAACGAGATATTTAGATTAATAAAACAGTCAAAAGAAACACTAAAAGAAAATGTTAGCACCATACATAAATTTTGTAAAGACAGGGTGTTAGGAGATTCTTTTTTAATAGAAGACTATGAAATATTAATAAACATACATGAGCTTTTTAACAAACACACCTTTGGCAAAAATTTTCAAGGTGTAGACTTATTATTTAAGAAACATCCTTTCTTTAAATTCATGAGCATGGCAAGAGATAATGGGAAGAATTTTTTAGATTACTACAGGAGTTTAACCTACAAAGAAAAAGAAGAATATAAATACGAACCAGAAGAACTTATTGATCTAGAAAAAAAGTATACGGCGTTTAAGAATAATGAAAAGATAAATGACAGATCAAGAAGTATTTTAGACTTTCAAGATATGGTGCAAAAGTTTTCAGATAACGAACAAACATCAGAGGAAGTTTGTGCAAATATTAAAGTGTTAATAGTCGACGAAGCTCAAGACTCTAGCGTAATACAGAGAAAAGCTGAGGAAGTCATGTCAAAGAATGTAGAATATTTTTATAAAGCAGGAGATCCTGATCAATCAATATTTGAATTTGCAGGGGCTGATCCTGATTCATTTCACAAAGAGTTTGCAAGGCCCGAAATAGAATTAGAGCAAGGTCACAGGTGTCCAAGGTTAGTAAACGAATACTGTAAGGATATTATTAAACCAATATGGCAACACTATAATTATTCTAGAGTATGGAAACCAAGAGAAGAAAATGGTGTAGTTGTAGAAGGTGAAATATTTGAAATGTCTGATTTGGCGCAAGACCCTTTTGCGTCAGAATTAAGAAATAGAATATTAAACACGTCAGAGGATTTTGTATTTACTTACAGAGGAAACGAACCGACCAACATGATATCGTATTTAAAAGAACTTGGCATGCCAATTAAAGTTCCAAAGAATGCAAAACTTAAATTTAAATATCCCACTGCAGAAATAAATAATCATAGAGCATTTTTATCTTTATCACGTGGAGAAAACGTTTCACTTGCTAAAATTAAATCGATGTTAAAAAGTGTAGATCCACAATATCTTGCCTCTGATAAAAATATAGAAGACGAAGATAGAGGAAGCTATGATAAAAAATGGTTAGTAGAAAATAAATATTTAGTTTCAGGTGTCATGGATACGGACGATTTTCAATTAATAAATAAAATAAATTCAATAATAGAAAAAAATTACATAAGAAAAATTGTCAACAATAACAGAGATTTAGGCGACAAAAGAATATTTTTAGAAAACATACACACTATAAAAGGTAAAGAATTTGACAACGTTGTTTTAGATATGACGTTAACAAATGAAGAAGAGGATTTTGTGAAAAGACGTATGGCTTTTGTAGCATGCTCTAGAGCGAAAAAGACTCTTTGGACTTTAAAAAGTAGAACAAATATAACATTGCACAGGAGGGCATATGACGCATAAAGATATATTCAAAGAAGCGTTTCCACAGAACAGACAAATAGGTGGATCACATTATAAAAAAATGAAAATACAGCCGTATGAATTTATATCAAAAAATGATCTATCGTTTTTTCAAGGCAACGTTGTAAAATACGTATGCAGGTACAAGTTGAAAAATGGTGTACAAGACCTAGAAAAGATTATACATTATTGCGAGTTGGAAATAAAAAAATTAAAAGATACTAAATGATATCAGAACTACCTGAAGTTAAAGTAAAAGACGGTGATGTAGTCGCTGTTGACTTAGAGACATACGACCCAGACCTCAAGACCCACGGATCAGGGGCCATAATTGGCAAAGGTAAAGTATGCGGAATCGCACTTGCATATGATGATAAAAAATTTTATTTTCCGATAGCACATAAAGAAGAAGAGGGCCCTGCATCAAACCTTGCACCTAGTTTAGTTTGGAGAAGTTTAAATAAAAAAATATTTCAAAACGAAAAAGTTAAAAAAGTATTTCACAACGCAATGTATGATGTGTGTTGGATAAGAGCTGTAACAGGCATGATGTTAAAAGGACCTATTTATGACACCATGATTGCAGCATCCATCATAGATGAAAACAGGCAACGTTATAGTTTAGATTCTTTAGCAAAAGATTATCTCGGAGAGTCTAAATACAAAGGTGATTTAACCGATAGAGCTCTAGAAGAGCATGGAGTATCTGACCCGATGTCTAACATGCACTTGTTACCACATGACTTAGTTAAAGATTATGCAGAGCAAGACGTGAACTTAACGTTGCAGCTTTGGAAAAAGTTTGAAAAAATAATTAAAACTCCAGTGAATACAAAATCAAAAAATAAAAAAACTTTAGAAAATATTTTTAATCTAGAAACTAGATTGTTTCCTTGTCTTGTTGAAATGAGATTTAAAGGTGTAAGAGTTGATGAGCAAAAAGCAAAACTATTGGGAGGAGACTTAAAAAAAGAACAAGCAAAAATAATAGAGACTATAAAAAAAGAAACAAAAATAAGTGTGGATATATGGGCTGCAGATTCAATTCAACCTTTATTAGAGCAACAAAAAATTACTGATTACAAAGTAACACCAAAAACGGGGCGAGTTAGTATAACAAAGTCTTATTTAGAATCACACTCCAACAAATATTTAAAAATGATTGCAAAAGCTAGACAACTTGATAAACTATTTAACACTTTTGTGCACGGTATTTTAAAATTTGTACATAAAGGTAGAATTCACGCAGAAATAAATCAAATAAGATCTGAAAAAGGTGGTACGGTCACTGGGAGATTCTCTATGTCTAATCCAAACCTACAACAAATTCCATCAAGAAGTGACCAAGGCAATAAAATAAGAGGTCTATTCCTTCCAGAAGAAGGCCACAAGTGGGCATCGTTTGACTACTCACAACAAGAGCCAAGACTTGTCGTACACTATGCTTTAAAAAATGGTCTACACGGAGCAGACGATATGGCAGATGAGTATAATAAAAATCCAAACACAGACTTTCATGAGATAGTTGCAAAGATGGCTAAAATAACAAGAAAACAAGCAAAAACTATTAATTTAGGACTATTTTATGGCATGGGTAAAACAAAATTAGCAAAATCTTTAGAGTTAGAAGATGACGAAGCAAAAGAATTATTTAATCAATACCATACGAAAGTGCCTTTTGTTAGAAAATTATCTAATGGGCTTCAAGATTTTGCAGAAAAAAATAAAAATATTTTTACGTTAGAAGATAGGTTCTGTAGGTTTGACAGATGGGAGCCCGTAAACAAAGAATGGAACGCTGAAAAGGGTGTGTTTGAAATTAGTGAGTATAAAGAAGTGGAAGGTAAAAAACAAATAGTAAGATCTTCGGTACCTATATTAAAAAGAGAAGAAGCAGAAAATAGATACCTTGCAAACAAGGTAAGAAATCAAGAAGCAAATGATCCTAATTGTAAAAATTTTGAAGACTACTATAGGCCAGCTTTTACATACAAAGCTTTAAATAGATTAATACAAGGATCAGCCGCTGATATGACAAAAAAAGCAATGGTCTTATTATTTGAAGCAGGTATTGTTCCACATATACAAATACATGATGAACTTTGTTTTTCAATAAAAACAGAAGACGAAGCTAAAAAAATAAAAGACATTATGGAAAATGCTATTAAATTAAAAGTGCCTAACAAAGTAGACTATGATTCTGGTCCTAATTGGGGTACAATAAAGTGAGGATAAA